CGGCGGGAGGGGAGACTAGGTATATCCACTCCCCCCTCTGTAAAGTTTTCCACAAGCGGAATATGATATAATTATTTTAAATGTCACAGAAACGAACTTATGCTATAGCAAAAGATCCACGCAAACTCCGTCCAGCTTTACGGAATTCGCTTCGGGCTCGGGTTCTTGCAGCCTACGACACCTGCGCCATTTGCGGAAGAGAAGTCGACAAAACGCTGCCTTATCTAGATCCATTAGCGCCGGAGGTAGATGAAATAATCCCGGTTTCTCGAGGGGGTAGCCCTTATGATTGGGACAACCTCCAACTAGTACACCGGGTATGTAATCAGCGGAAGGGGAATAAAATGGCTGGCGATATAGACCTAGCTAAAATCGAAAACCCAACTCCCGTTTCTCGTGCATGGTAAACTTTAAACGCTTAAGTTGGAATATAAAAATTCATATTCCAGCTTAAAGGCTGCTCAATATATCGTGCCACTTCTTATTGTTCTCGGCCACACTCGCACCAGACGCCATCCTTTTCCCAAAGACCTTCTGCCCCCAATATGCAAACGTAACCGCATCTAGCGCCGTCGTATTCATATTCTTACTCATAGACTCCCATCCAAAACCGCCGTATCGCCCCATCTGACGCATTTTAGTAACTCGGACGGTCTGATTCAGTAGAGGCTGGTTATAGTGGCTTAATTCGCCCTTCTGAATAGCATCATAAACAAATTGGTGCGCCGCCACAATCTCTTTCATATTCGGCTGCACAATCTTCTTCGCTCCAACACCTGCCCGGGTCAATTCTTCGAATAGAATAGATTGCCCGGTAGCCCCATCTATTATAATCTTAGCGCAGTTCCGCCACCTGTCTATCAGCCATTTCGATAATCTAGCCCAACCCTCACTCATTGGTCTTTGCATAACCACTTCGGTATGTATTTTGCCGTTCTTAAGCGGTTGCGCAACGACCAACGAATAGTCTGACCTATCCGGGCTAAATTTTACGGCATAAACCGGCTTAAAACAGTCGTCGAAATCCGGCTTTTCCGTATAGAGCTTATCCCAATCCTTCTGCGCGATCGCTCGCTTTTCCTCTACTCCGCTCCACCATCCTAGCCTCATTCGGTTAAAATCATCCGCCGATAAGCTCCTAGCTTCTGCCTCGATCACGTTTTTTAGCAAAAAGGTATCGAGACTAGGGTTAGTATCGTACCACGCTTTCTCGTCGTTCTTATCGGTAAAGGTTTCCACGCTCCATTCTGTCCAACAACCAGCCTTCCCGGTCATAATCTGCTTCCGTGTCCTCGAAAACACCTCGCCAACCGTTGTTGCCATTGGTGGCGTTCCACAATAGATGATCTGCGGGTTTCCACCTTTTGCCGCCGAAACCGTCGGAATAAGCGTCGCCTGGTGGTCGTCGGTCATATCCGCCGCCTCATCACAAATCAAATCATCGTTCGTCGTGCCTAGACCGCCCAGCCTCGTTCTCGTTTTAAAAACGTATCTTGCTCCGTTTAAGAACTCAATATAGTCATAATTCCGCGGTTTATTGCGGAAACGAGGCGTTAATAGGTTAAAAATCTCTTCATAAGCATTTTCGTAAAAGAAATCTTGGACTCTTTTTTTGACGACGTCCGCCGTGTCCTGTTTTTGCGCCGTAAATAGCCCCTGCGCTTTCCGAAATATAATCCCATAGATAATCCGGGCCGTAATGATTTCAGTCTTCCCGTTCTGCCTCGGAACTGAAAGTCCACAGTCTAGGTTCACGAACTTTCCGTTCTCATCCTCCGCCAACCATCGTTCTAATACTAATTTTTGCCATGGAAGAAACGTCATCCCATATTCTTCAAGAAGCTCAAAAAGTAAACTTGCTTTCGAAGTATCGCCTGGGTTAAAAATATCGATTCTCGGCGTTTGGTTAGCTTTTAACTTCTTCATGCGCTCCTTTCAACCCTAGATTACGAGCGTTAATGATGTTAATCTCGCATTTTGTCTTCTGTAAACCCCCGAGATAGTCCTGGATTTTACTGAACATATGTGGAGTCCATTTTTCTAAAGGTTGCGATGTCTGAACGACCCGTTTCATCCTCTTTCTCGGTCCATTAAACTCCGTAACCTGATATTCTAATTCCGTTTCGTAAAGGCTCATTTTTCCGCCTCCAAAAGCTCCGGATCCTCATGAATGTTGCCGATAACCTTATACTCTTCGTCATCTGCCATCATGCTATCACCAAAGAGACTACCACTAAGGTAGTGTAGTTTAAAGCAGCACTCTTCTTTGTCCCATCTTACTACCCAAGTGGTGGTATGTTCCTTGCCTTCGAGAACATACATTAACTGCTTTATTATATCTCCCTCATAAATCTCTTTGTCGTTCTTGTCTTTGAGACCTGTGTATTGCTCTAAAATTACCTCGTCCGCATTCAATACGCTATGGTCGTGGTGGTGTTCTTCGCAATCTACCCAAACACTATCAATATTTCCGTGAAAATCAAAATCAATGCTTTCAACCTTCACATAGCATTCATATTTCTTATCCCACGCCCTAAACTTAATTGCTCTACCCATCTTTAACCTCCTAATTCCATTTGAGTTATTATCTCGCCAAGCCGATTATAAACAGCGTTCAAATCTGACGATATGGAATCTAGACCCATATCGCTAGCTCGATTTCCAAGCATCAGACAATCTTTTTGAAATTCGCATAACTCGTTATACCTACTCATTCTTCACTCCCCTACATATGTTTAATAATTTCAAATACCATAAACCCTGCTATAAAACCATGTATGATGTATGGCAAAAGCTCTATCATTTTCTTTTTCATTCTTCATCCTCTGATAAATCAATTCCACAAACAGTTCTTTTTTTCCATGGTACATCACTAGGACATTTGATTATTTTTATACTCATTCTTTACCTCCATTTTTTAGTAACTGACAATCATATTCTTCAGATTTATTTATATAGCACCCCCAACTATCAATATAAGTATAGATGGTTATGCCTTTAGGAATTAGTGTGCCGAATCTCATTCTTCACCTCCTTCTTTTGGCGAAGATACTAGATACTTACCATCGGGCTCTATTCTCGTAACATACACTCTTTCATTCATGTTTTTTCTAACCTGAACTCCAATTTCTTCTCTTATTTTTTCCTGACGAATCTCCCATGTTTTTACCCTTAAATTTAAATTTTCGACTTCAAATCGTAACTTATTATTTTCTGTCTCTAACTCGTATAATCTTTTATATATTTCTCTAAAATGAGATATCTTTTCTCTAAACATTATTCTTCACCTCCAGACAGTTTTTCCCTGTTAAGCCGGTCTGCAACAATTTCGGCTTTTAGTTTATCTATCTTATTTTGTAGTTTATCTATTTCTACTAACTCATGTGTATAGCCTATCTTAGTGTACAATTTCTCTATTTCATCGTTTAGTCTATCTTCTTTCAAAGAAGTTCTACCAGATATAATCCGTAATGATTTCGCAATATCTTCTAGCCAATTGGCTTGTAGTGGGATAGCTTGGACCGCCTGCCTTTCTTCATCTAAATACGACATCTATTCTTCACCTCCATTTTTTAGTAACTGACAATCATATTCTTCAGATTTTCGTCAATCCGTACTTCTATCCCGCTTAATTCACTTTCCTCCATTATTTTCCTTTCCAGACGATACTTTACTCGTCTTTTTACTTAACTTGGTCTTAGAAGCCGTTTTAGAGGCCTTCTTTTTTGCTGGTTTTTTAGATTTTTTAACTATTTTCTTGGTACGCCCGGCAGGAGTCGAACCCGCCTCGTCGAAAGGCTGAGAGTTGCCCTCGACCTCGCCGTTTAGAAGACGGCTTCCTAATCCGCTCGGACACGGGCGCATATTTGCCTTTTCTAACACTTTTTCAAGCACCGTCCCCTTTTTCGGCTTTCTCGATCTAATATCGCGCAGCTCCTTTCTAAAAATACTTAAGTTTTGCGTTATCCTCGCCGTTTCCTGTGGCGACGTACTACCCGAATTAAGTTGCTGGACATTTTCTCGAATCAACGACTCGTAAAACGCCTCATCATCATCCCCCACCGCCAGTTCCATAATGTTTTTGTCGTTCTCCGCCTTCAGTCGCCCTTGGTATAGCTTGTCCATCTTCGACGGCATTTCGATAATCTCCATCCAACGCCGGAGCGCCGCGTAACCTTCTGTCGGCAATTGCTTCTTAAACTGTTCGAATTCGACCAGTTTGCCGTATGGAAGTTGTCTGAAAATCTCCAGCCACTCGTCATATTTTATCCGGTCATAGATTATTTGTTCCCCGCTTTCTTCTCCACGGAGAATTGCCTCTATCATTTCTATTGCGGTCAATTCTATTTTGTTTGTCTCTTTTTTCTTCGCTACCATACCTAAACCTCGAATCTACTCCTATTTTTAAATCTTTCTCTTATAAACCTCCCAGCCGTTCCTCGCTCAAAACTTTCATCCGACGTAGATAAAAACTCCCATTTTTCCGCTACCATATCCATTTTCTCAAAATCTACCATCGCTACCTTCATATCATGCTTATCCTCTCCGCCAATTTCGTAGTAATTCCCGTAAAGTGCTCTAACCATCGGTTCGGTAGGGAATTGCCTCATAACCTCTAGCATCTTTTTTCGGTTAATTAGCATCGGTTTGTGAACTGCATAATTAAGGCAACCTTTTTTAGCTTTCTTTAACGTTTTAGCTAAATTTCGTAGTTCTTTCGTATAAGCTGTCGCCATAAGACCTTGTCTATTCTCGATATTTACAATCCGTTCGTAGAGCGTCCCATTATACTGAGGAGGATATTTTTCCGGCATCGGTTTAAGGATAAAGAAGTCGTCGTTGAATAACCAGAAGTCTTCCGTAATTTCGTCATTCATACAAACCAGCTTCATCATATTTCTCACGTTCTCGAATTTTGTCGCTCCATTCTGTTCGGCCTGAACATGTTTATCTGGCCTCAAACCTTCCGGGCATCCCCCATAGAACCATACGTCCCTATATTTCCAATTCTCTTCAACCGACCTTAGTGAATAGCGTAATTCCTCGTTAAGGGGGTCATTTTTTACGAAGTAAACTATATCATAATCCCCCCTCCCTTCTTCTCTAAACCCATATTTCCGAAAAGTATTACTCCGGTGATGTCGGCTAATCACTCTGTCCAACCAAGCGACATTTTCCTTTTTTCGCATAGCTTTTTCTTGCGATAATCTATTTTTTAGAGCCGCATCTAACCCTTTTATTTTGTCTAAATTTAAACTTCCTCGGCATATTGAGTTTTTGTCATCGAAATAATGATTATATATGGTAGGAAGAGCGCAATACAGACCGCCGTTTTTAAGAATGCAATTAACATTAAACATCTCATCTTCTCCAAACTGCATCCCTTCAATAAATTTTATATCGTAATCTTTTAGAAAATCCGTCTTATAAATCTTATTCCATACCATTGGCCAGTATTTTGGTGTATTGTCGAGCGTTCTATCTCCCTCAGAAACGACGTTTTGTGCTGGAAGGCTATCTGGACCGTTTATGAACCTAAAATGGTTAAATTGGACGATATTCTTGCCAAATTCCGCATATTTTCTCATTATCGTCAACGCATCCGGCGTCAAAGCATCATCTGCATCAAGAAAGGCAATATAATCTCCCTGCGCTTTTCTCATGCCATAGTTTCGCGCTGCGCTAACCCCCTTGTTCTCGGTGTGATATACCTCAAACCCGACTTTCTCATAATAATCACATATTTTCTCACTTCCATCAGTAGACCCGTCGTCTACTATGATTATTTGCGCCGATTTATCGTATTGATTTCTAACGCTTTCTAAACATCGCTCAAGAAATGGGGCTTTATTATAAACCGCGATAATTAAGCTAATCATTCTCCCCCTCTTCCAGTTTTTCTTGTACCTGGCACGAGATACTGTAATAAAATGGATCGCTAGTTTTCTCATACCACTTATCGCAGGCTGTCTGCATTGTCTTTAAAAACGCTCGCTCCCTCATTTCTCATTTCCTCCTATCAATTTGTTATATTCCCGTTTGCTAAGCTTGCAAAAGCCAGTCGGGCTTCCTGGGGTTCGATAGCTAGGCGTAGCCGAATCCGGCAGTAGCACATAAGACAATGGAACTGTATTGTGCGCATAATACTCCTCCACAAATTCGAACCACTTGTCAGTATCTTTTTCCTGCATTTTGTTGCCTTTCTTTTCATATTCCAACGCTCGTACGCCTGGTGACACCCATAGCATAAAACTGTATAATGATCGCACCCCCCCCCACGTGGTGTACGGTTAAGTTATTCGCTGTCCCACATAGCGAGCAATAAGGATGAGATTTAAGTAAACCTTTCCTTATTCGTTTGTACTTTGAGTTATATTTCAATTTTTTCGTAGCCATCCTCATTTTATGGCTTCGCTGGCGGTGACGCTTATTGTCATGTTTCTTATGGCAACTTCTACACCGCTCTGAAAGATGGCATTTACAGAATAGACAAGGTTTAGCACAATCCGGACAAAGCCGGGGCTTAAAATATAGCTTCCTTTTAATCCTGATTATCATCAACATTCTCCAAAATATGAAATTTCGCAAACTCCCAATCCTTTGCGAAATTAGCAATACTAGAATAAAAGTAATTCTTTTTAAGATTTAAGTCTTCGTCCGTTATTATCTCAACTTGGATAGGAAATCCTTTTATTAAAATACTCCCCATATCCAATCGAACCACTCTATTCTTGCCATGTTTCTTATTAAAAAGTGTCGTGATTATACTACTCATTGTTGCCTCCGCTTATCACTTCATGCCCGCAATACCACTCCGCAGCCTTATTCAGTTCTCGCACCTGTTCTACGGTTAAATTCCCGAATCTATCCCTAAAACTACTCATATTTCACCGTCCTTTTCGTGAAGCATGAATTTCGATGCATCATTAATAGAATCGTCATCAGTCTTAATTCCTCGGAGCAACTGCTTTGCAGCGAAAATATGATCAGCCGCTTCTTTTAGCTTATTTAAGTTAGCCTTAGTCATACATTCGCTAACTAAACTGTCTAAAGTTTTAAATCTTTTATCTACCGGGTCTTCTTCGAAGAATTTCGCCGGCTTCTTTTTATTAAATATTGACATTTTTGCCTCCATTTTTGCCAATTAAATAATCATCTATAATTTTAGTCGCCTCGTCAAACCCTACCGCGAACGTCGCCATATATCCTCTTCCCCGTAGCTCTTCTAAAACTTCCGCCTGTTCTGCGATATGGTCGCTCGCCCATTCTCCATTCTTCTTTTTTAGGCGAGTACCTTCTTTTTTGAGTTCGATGAACAAACCGAAGTAAAAGAAAAATTGTTCTGCTTGCTCTCCGGCAAATTCAACCTCTCTGTAGCCCTTTTTTGACTCTGCAATAAACAAATCCGGCCACGCTCTCCTCCCTCCGTTCTGCATCTTCTGAATTTTAGCTTGGTAGGGTCTGAGTTTAGCTCCGCTACCGAAATCGCTATGAAACATCACGTCCGGATGCGCCATTCTTAAATATTGTGCTACTGCAACTTGAAGTTCTGCCTCACTCATCTCTAAACCCTTCCCAAATCTCCGAGTCGAAACACATTTCTTTAGTCAAAGCATTTCGTTCTTTTAGCTTTTTTAAACGTTTAATTTCTTTATAGACGTCCCTTCTTGTAGCCGTCTGGCTTAGATATTCAACTGCGCTGGTAGCCGTTTCTTTCGGCAATCTCCAGCTCAACCAATTGAAGACTGCATTGAGTTGCGCTTCACTTGGTTCGTCGGTCCATGCCATTTTTACCTCCTATTTTAAAAATTGTGCTTTTGGCGTTAAGTTTGCTTCGATATATTCGTCGTAATCTAATTGCCCTGCTAAACCAATCATTAGTATGGCAATTATGGCGCTCGCGATTATTAAAATCCCCCTGCCTATTTTCTCTAGTTTCATATTTTCTCCTTTTTGTTAGTTTTTGTTTTATCGTTGTCAGCCCGACGCTGGAGATACTTGGAGTTATTACATGGCGATTTTTGTTTTGCAGCTTAAAAATCTAGATTTTGTTTATCATAATTAAAAGGGGTCTAAAGGTCATACACTTTTAAAATAATAAGGAGTAATAATTAGTGGTAATCTCCAGCGTTGGACCGACAACGTTTTCTGTTACCAGCCTGGCGCTGAGGACTTGGTGGGCTCTATCCTCAGCACTAGGCCGGCAACATTCCCGAGCGCCCTCGCAGTTATTGAGCGCTCGGACTTTAGTTTTGGCGTCCTCCGAATTGTTAAAGTTCTGTCGCTTCCTAATCAGAAAAACAGAAACTCGACCTGGTGTTTTTATCAAAAAACATCTTCTAGAAGAAGATGTTAAAGCTTTGTTTTTAGCATGCCAACTCTAAGTTTCTAATCTTTCACGATAGAGTGATGCATTCGCATTGCTTTATCACTAACCCTCAATTCGCACATTAGCTACATGGGGTATTAGCTCAGTTGGTAGAGCGACTGGTTCGCAATCAGTAGGTCAGGAGTTCGAATCTCCTATACTCCACCATCTTCATCTTCTAGTGTCTAACTTTTTAAGCTGCTTTTTGATACTTTCCATTATAACTGATTATGTTAAAAAAGTCAATGCTAAAGCTTAGTAGCTGTGGAAAAGATTATATTGTTTCTCTAGTTCATTGTCGACAATATGAGCATATATCATCGTAGTATTAACCGAAGAATGGCCCAAAATTGTAGCTAAATATCGTATATTTCCATTATTTGCCAAGAAATTCGTAGCAAAAGAATGCCTCAGAGTGTGAGGCGTTACTTTTTTATTTATTCCTGCTCTTTTAGCTGAATTTTTTATCAATAGCTGAACATTAGTCGGCGTCATTCTATCCTTATATCTGTTTGAGACGATAAGCGCAGGCGATGAATCCTTTCTAGCATTTAGATATTCGGTCAATAATTTTTCAGTCCTACAATCTATAAAACAAAGCCGCATTTTTTTGCCTTTTCCAACCACAGAAAATCTTCGATTGTTTATGCTATCTCTATTTAATGAGATCATCTCAGCTAAACGAATACCGGATGAATAAAGCAAAGATATAACAAGCTTATTCCTCAGGCTAAAAGCACATTCAATCATTCTGTTAACTTCATCAGGACTCAAGAACGGCATGATCACATCTTCACGTTTCGGCATTGGTATTAAATCAGGATTTAAGCAGTCGATATCGAAAAGCTTGAGATATTTTAGCACCATCTTCAAACGGAACAAGTCATTTCTAATAGTATTAATTGATCTTTTCATTATTCTGCCATCTCTCGTTTCATAAAACGAAATGCTATCTACCCATTTTTTTACTTTATTCATGTCTAAATTTGTGACTTCGATATTTCCCAAACACCGAATTAGACTTTTTTTAACACTATCTTGTGTCTCTATTGCTCTCCTACACATCCTTTTAATGAACATATAATTATTCTTATAGAGGTCAAACGCCTCAGAAATCTTCATTGTTTTTCTCCTTTCTCGCTAGCAGAAGGAGAAATGTTGTTCTAAGCCATCTGATTGCGACAAGCTCCAATGAAATACTTTATCTTAGATTGAACTTTCGGATTGTTAATCGCTGTTTCATAGATATCCCATATCACATTTTCGGGGAGCATCCTAAAACATTTCACGAAATATCGAAAACAGTTTGGGGCATCGAAGTATCCTATTTTTTCAAACTTTTCGACTAAGTATTGCGCCTGCGCATAAGGTCCAACGTTTAACGTTTTATAACGTTTATTCTCTTTTAGAGAATAACGTTCTTTAACGTTTAACGTTGCGCTTTCTCCATTCACTAGCATTTTTACCTCCAAAATATCTCAAGTAAGCCGCTCGGTCTTGCTCGAGTAGTTAAAATTTATTATGAGTTTTCCACAAACAAACCCGGCGGACTTTGCTGTGGAAAAGTTGTAGCACCATAATTACCGAAGAGACACAAAAACTCGACTGTAATTATACGCGGTCGAGTTCCTGTTTTTCTGATTTATAATTCTATTATACCACAGACAAATAATTATATCAACTAGACAATTTTTCATTAACTAAACAGACGTTTTTGTAAAATAGACGGTGACATAAGCTTTATAATTACTAAGTCCACCCATTGAGCTTGTGACTATAATATTACCACTCCCAGACTCAATATATGCACCTTTATAAGATAAATCCCAAAATGCGTCAGTGCCATTCCTGGACATTATACCCTCAAATTTTACAATGTTTCCTAGACCAACAACATCTAATGGCTGGAAAACCTGCCCACCTTCACTGTCAGAAAGCGCCTGAAAGAAAAAGGTTTTTTTATAAATAGTTTTTCCATCAACCCATTTATATTTGGTAGCTTCCTCGCTCATTGAATAATCGTCGCCAAACTCTCTAAAATTAATTTTGTTGCTCGATATAACAGCAATGTTATTAGTGATTAAATTATCATTAATAATAGTAGTATTGCTCGCCACTTTGATCGTTGCAATTACGCAATACGATGCCTGCGACCCGGTCGCTCCGTCTGCCGTAATTGCGCTTCTAATTTGCGCATCAGTTGGCGCTACCGGCGAAGACGCCGTCGAACCGTTCACTACAATCAACCCACATGATGCCGGCGAACCGGTGATATTGGTTTGCGTAGAGGCGACCGATAAGTCGTTCGTATAAGCCACAATTGCCGATATTCTACTGTTCGACGCCGGCGCGGTGATAGCTACCGCCCGTTGCCCCACTAAATCTAAAGCAATTTTATACCCCGCCGGATTAGTCGCGAGTACAACGTCCGGTTTCGTCGCCGAGCCTCCGACGAGTACGTTCATATCCGCGGAAGTGTTTTGTAAAACGCCATTTCCCTCGAATAGTCCCGCCGAGAACGCCTGCGCCCATCCGTTCGCTTCGTAAACGCTGGCCCTTCCTCCGTTTCTCGCTCTTACCCTTACTATATTATCTGGATTTGTCATTTTTAGTCCTTTCTTTAATTATTCCTGGGTGTTAATTTAATTGTAGTACCTATTGGTATATTGCCATAAATCCCCTGCTTATTAAGTTGCGCCGTATAGTATGCCACATCACCATCTGGGCCCCAAAGCCCATGACTTGTCTTAAGCCCTAAGTCGCATATCACCTGGCCGAATGTATCGCCTTTCTTATAGGTATAAGTGACTATTTTCCTGGATGGGGTAGGTGCAGGAGCTGGAGTTGGTTCTGATGGCGCTTTTATTTCAAACCAACGATAAAGGGCGGGATTTATTGTTCTCACATCAAATCCGCCCGAGTATTGATAATTATATTCGGAAATTGTATTATCAAATTCAAACCACATTACATGGCCATAAGTGCCAGATTGAGATACGGCAATATATTTACCGCCGTTCTTTGGTGCTGTCACTTCCTTAAAACCCCAACTCGGCAGACGATAAATCCACTCCTTAGCATTCATCGACCCGGTCCTCACTGGCCACTTACCAGTAATTTCGCATATCTTCCAAGCACAATAGCTAACGCACTCACGGTTGTAGCACGTTGATGGGTCTAGCATACTGTCTTTAGGGGCAGAGCGATAAGGTTCTGGATAAGTGTTTGCGATGCCACCTTGCCCAGCCTCTATATTATCTACGACTTCGCCTTCAGGCTCTTCACCGTTTTCAGTCAAATCGTCTTTATGAGTTCTTCCTGTTAAAGTGTCTGCAAACTCTTTTACGGCCTCCGCCACAGCTTCATAATCGGCTTTAGATTCGTCGACCTTAACTTCAATATGTTTAGTGTTCACAAAATCAATTAGATTTTTGCCTGCATTTCCCAAGTACCAAAAAGCCCCTATCCCAATTGCGCCAATCATGCCACCGATAGACATTGCATTGGTGAACTGCGAAATATCTAACCCAATTTTGTCGGCATACCAACCTGCTACATACCATAATACTACCCATGCCTCAATAGCCACCCCCAGTAAAATCGCTTTTAGTAAGTCTTCGCCCATTTTTCGCCAAGACCACTTTATAGTCTTAGAAAACAATACTTTAATAGTCCCCACAAGAAGATCGAGAAGGTAAGACCCACCAAGTATCCCTAGACCTACAGCGGTTGTTATCATTATATTCCCTAGATCGCCCATAATTAGCTCCTTTCTAATTTTTAATAATGGTTTCTAATTTTGTATCAATTCGCACGATCGCTTTTTCCATATTTCCAATCTTGTCACCATACCGGTTGTGTTCGTCGAGCTTCCGGTTCATCGTGGCGATTTGGTCGTCTAGTTTCTGGTCTCGCTTAGCCTGTGCTATCGCATCCTTTTTTCGAGAAGACCAGTTCGCTAGCAGATTAACGGTTAATGTAACTCCTCCGGTAATCAATGCCACAATAATCACGTCGCTCATTATTCGTTCGTCCTTTCTATCGCCCCGAGTAGCCCGTTGAGGCTCTTTTGGTAGGCTTTTACTTCTAATATCGCCGGCAAAGCTCCGCTATCGCTCGCCGTAACTACGAAGTTTGTTTGCCCGTTATAGCTCATTGCGTTCCAAAGCGCATCCAACTGTCCTACTAGCGTTGCATCTGTGATTTTAGTGTCGGTAGGAGTGGCAAGGGTATAATAAACAGTAGTTGGATGATTGTTGAAGTACGTTCTAACTTCTGCCTGTGTTGTAGCAACGGAGCTTGGCAATGAAAACTGCAAATAATTATTATTTGTACCTTGTGAAACTCCGTTTAGAACAGCCCCGCCCCATGTTTGAGTACTTGTACATCCAATAAATCTATTGCTTGCATTTGTCACTGCTGGGGCTGATAATCGCTCAACATTTGCATTACTGTAATTCACCGTAATATGGCTACCACTATGTGTATTAAAGGCTGCAATTCCAGAAGAAACAATATCAACCTTTCCAATATCTTTATGTACATACCAGTCATCCCCACTCTTATAGATATAATCTTGGTAGTCACCAATCTTGCAGAGTTCGATAGAACCGAGGTCTATAGTGTAGGATTGCAATTGATATGGCTGATAATTGGTGATGGTGGAACCGCTCTCAAGCATAGGGTAAAATATCTGGGTGCCACTAATCGCTTGCCCATTTGGGACTACAGCTCGGATAACAATATTCTTCGTTTCAGTTAGTGTGAAAGTCACGGTAGAAGTAGAAGTATCAGCCAAGACTTGGCTACCAGCTATTGCCTCGTAAGCCTGCACCGTATTATTATTCTTTTCAGAGAGAGTATAAGTGCCAGCGCTCAGTGTAATATACACGCCAACACTTACTGCATCACTTGTAAGCACCGAATACGCGTTAGCAGTTGCTGTACCAGTTGCCGAAATCGTCCCATCTTGGTTAGTGACAAAGCTTATCCCATTTGTACTTCTTCCATACTGGCTAATATTCCCCCATAAGTTCTTCCCAGTCGTCTTCACCGTCTGTGCACCAGTTACTGTTTGCACGGCTTGTGGATAATCAGGGTTAGGTGCAGGGATACCACCAGTGTAGGGTTCCCAAGATGTAGCCGAGCTATTTTTTTCAATCTGTAAATCAGTAAATACTGTTGAAGCGTTTTGCTGTCTTACATATAACGCAATTCTTGCATTATTCGGTATTGTACTTGGAGTAGTAAATGTAGCAGATGTTATATTCCCCGCGGTAGCCAAGTTACCAGCGATATTATTGCCTGTGGTGTTCATATTACCCAATATATATACGCTAGAACCGTTTGTTGCTGCGGTACTTACTACTTTTGCACTGAAAGTATAGGTTGTACTTGGTTCTAACAATAAGTTTATTTGTTCAAAATATATACCACCGTACGAATTGGTTGTACTTGTTACGCTATATGTTTGACCATCTCTTGTTCCAGTACCATAATTTGTATCACCAAACGAAATTGTTGTAAAATCTGCTAAGTTTTTCCCACTATAAGTCTGCTGGAAGGTATCACCATCAACTTGCATCCCATCCAACTTCGCTCCAATCGTGTTATTGAGCGTTATCTCTGACCCCTCTCCTTCTACCGTTGCAGGTAGAGTAAAGAATCCTTCGGGCGCGTCGGTCGATATTACATTCTGCGCACTAATGTTGATGCCGTTCCCAGCCGTGTAGGTTGTGTCCGTCGCCGAAATCGTCTTACCATCAGACGCTATATTGATATTTGCCCCGGCAATCAATTTGTCCTGTTTCCCATCCATCGCCGTTTCTAGGTCGGAGATATCCGAAGTATTATTCGAAACCGCATCATTCAATGCATCCCATCCATTCACCGACCCCGTTCCGTCAGTCTCGGCGAAAATCTGCCCGACGTTCGTAGAGCCCTTGATTGTTCCTTCTGAATTATTGGTAAAAGTATTAATCGTGACCTGAGTCGTATTCGTTACTGAATACCAAGTAGAGCTATTTGTATAATAGGTCCAGACTTTCCCGTTCGTGACGTCGTATATCCCCGCTCGGTTCATTAAGGCTGTCGCTCCAGTCGCCGTCTCCCAAGCCGTCGTAAGTTGCGCCTGCGTCGGTTCCGCCGGTAATCCCGTAATTGCTACCGCCCCGTTAAGTAAAGCATTGATATTGCTCGTATTGTTCGAAACCGCATCAAACGTCGACGAGTTCATGATCCCAGCCTCCGTAGACGACGCTACCGGCATCGAAACCTGCTTTGAGGAAGTCGCCCCAGTGAGTAGGTTTTCTTTCGCCGCTTCGAGATTAAAAGTCGTAGTCGAAGTATTCGCTCCGACTGCGATATCAGTCATGACGACTTTGTTAATCGACTCCGGTTGTAGAGCCGTTCCTGCTATTCCTTCTACGGTTGTGAGTCGACCATCAAGTGCCGCATCAGCGTTTTCTCGAGCTGTCGTTTCTGCCCCTACCACCGTCGCTACTTGGGCTCCAGTTTGGTAGTTTGCATCGTTAGTCAATTCCGAAACTGCGCTCGGGACTTCTGGAATACTAGTTTCACCGGTCATCACCTCGCCAGCATACGAAGGTCTATTTTCTAATTTGTTAAAATCATTGTTTGAAATCCGAGTAATTTCTCCAAAATCTACTTCAAAATTCTCGACCTCATCATTCATTTCCATTGAAAAGTTTTCTGCCATTTTACATGTCCTCCGAGTTTAAAGCCGGTTTAATAGTCAGCCAAAGCATTTGACTAGCTAAGGCAGTCTTATTGATTTTAGCCCGTACTTGTATTAATGCTTTCCCAGGTGCAAAAAGATTAGTTTCAGCTTCTGAAAGCTGCAAAACAAACATATTATGTTCAGTATCGACTTCTAGATCATCTAATTTTTTTTCTAATATAGTTTTGCCGCATTGGCTATAAGTAATCAACGCTTCCGTTACATCCCCGACTTCGATATCCTCTGGGAAGGTGAAGGTGTGGGTTGGTGTGGTTGCTCTTCGCATAAGTGCCTCGCTTGCCTTTCGGTATGTTAACCGCATATTAACCGCAAGCGTGGCGTGACTAATATTACTTTAATTATATCATAATTCGCCAAAATAAAACATAATCACGAAATCCGCGTAAAAGTTCCCGGTAGAGTTCCCGAAGCAATAATTTTAACAATATCAGTGTCGATTAGGTTAAAGACTATCATTTCTACCGCTCCGCTCCCATCTTGAGGTAATACTTCGAAGGTAGGGATAGTATCCCATGTACTTCCTGCGTAGGTTGAAGTGACGATAGGTGTCATAGTGATTAAATTGTACTGCCCTAGCCCATAATTCGGCGTAAACCGAAATCTTGCCGCATGGAAAGTTGTCCCGCCTCCGATTGTGAAGCTTTGCGACGTTTCTACATACATTTTAGCGAGTTTACCAGCAATTGGACAGATCGCCTTTAGAGCCTTTAGCTCGTTTTCTAGCATCATCAACCTTTTTTCCGTATTGTTTACTGCCATACCATCCTCGCTTCTAGGATTCCTTCTACTGCCGAATGGACCACAAACCGATAATCTATCGGTCCGCCAGTATCCGAGACAATCCATCTTGCCCCGCCCGCATATGGCACTCGTCTAACCTTGAAAGTCGCCATTCCGTAGCCTCCGTCGTCAAATTGAACTTCTAGGAAGGCCAAAGCGTTAGCCCCGCGTGCGCTGGTAAATGTCACTACTGTCCGCCCCCATCCTTCGAATGATAAACTCTGCCCTCCTGGATAGGTTATCGTGAGATTATTTACTAATGTCGTAAAATCTATCGAATAAGTAAAGACCGGTATCTGAAGTGCCGTCTGCTCGTAAGCGTTTTTTAAGGCTTTTATCTCATCTTCTACTTTACTAAGCGTTTTCTCCAGATTGGTCATAATATCCTTTCTACGCTTAGAGTTCCTGGCACGTTCGAAATCGCCTCCACCGTAAAGCTAAAGTCGATAGACGTAAACGGCGTCCAGTTAAGCACTACTTCGGTCGTCACATCAATATAGAAATCTACATAATTAGCGCCAGCGCCGGCAACATATCCGACGTAGCATTGTTCATCGACAAAGTCTACGTCGTCACCGGTCACGGTATTGCCAATCGATTGTTCGAATTCGCGATAAGTCGGCGAGAATGCGAACGAAAAAGGAAAGTTGACAAACGGCGCTCCTTCCTCCCCATCCGTTCTCGTGAATCTCACCCTACATCTTGCAAGAGTGTCGAAGCGCTCTTGGCCCTGCACAGTCGCCGTTCCACTATAACTAATCGACGGCGTATTTTCCGGCATGAGCAGTTGTGAATAGGCGAGCTCTCTCGCGACTTTCTGCGCCTTGACCTCGTTTCGAAGTGCTACAATCCTTTTTTCTACGTCGTGGTTCATTCTACTCCTAGAAGCGTCGGCGTGACAGTAGCGACGCCGTTATCGTCCCATGTAGTATCCAGCGCGATAATTCGGTAAAAACCCGAGTGGTCCGAGCCGTCGTCGGTGTCTTCGTCGAAATAAAACGTATCGCCAATAACCAGCCCATTATTATCATTATCAGCTTGCCCCCAGGCAATAGGTCGTCCGACAAGCGAAATCTGAGGCGTCTCGAGATTAAAACTAAGTTGCGAAAGCCTTGTATTCGCTCGTTGGTCCACGGCATTTTGTGAATAAAGGTTCGAGGCCGTCTCGTAAACTCTCCAATAACAATAATCCGTCACAAAATCGGTGTTTTCTGCCACTCCTAGCTTTGCCGTCTGCTCTCCGCTTGCCGGGTCGCCAACTTGACCGTTCCCGGCGACTAAAATATCGCTAGCAAATTCATTAGTTTCTTCAATAGAGTAGCTATTAGCCCAAAGTTTATAGACCCCGTCCGATGGATACTTGATGATAATATTCTTTTCTTTTCCTCGAGGCTTCAAAATGTCAATAATCTGATGAGTATAATCTTCCGGGTCGGTCCGGAATACTACGTCAAACTTTCCGGCGCCCTGGACGTTATTCATCGCATCGCAGAGAGCCTTCGAGACTGTCTGAAAATCTTTATAAGTAATAGTTTTGTTGCCAAGTGTGTCTACCGTTCCGAAAGTCCAATTCAATGTTTCTCCTGCTTCGGCTGCGCGAGTTAAAAACTCGTTAATAAGCGCCTGCGCATAGATATCGGCCCGGACATTCTCAAAAATTCGCATCGGCGAAGTATTATCGTTTGGATCGCAAACTAAATCACCAGCGAGCCTTGCAAAATACTCATAGAAGGTAAGAGAAAGCGTCTGCTCCGCTCCGAGCCCGCTCCTAGCCGGTTTCGCCGCCAAAAACCCGCTAAACCGTGCATACCCGTCCGTCTCGAACACCACTCTTGTCTTCCCAACGCGTAAAAACGACGCCGGCTCATCGTCAAAATACTTCCCGACGAATTCCTGAAATAGTTTCCAATTAATATCGAACGTAAAGGTATCCGCTTGAGGATTTTCGGCTTCGCTCTTCAATGTTTCGGTGAGGTGCCGATTTTTAGCGAACTTATTAATATCCCCGAGCTTTGTATCCCCGATGTAGAGTAGCAATCTGTTCATTAAACCTCCTAGTTGATTATGTTGTCCCAACTTATTGCAGAAGAAGCCGTAGCTCCTCCGTCGCTATTAAATCCAACCATGTTTTCGCCCGGGGCGAGCGAAACTATCCCACTCACGTAGCGAGTGACTAAAGCGGTATCGAGATAAGCCGTCCCGTCTTTGAAATTCACCGTTAAAGTCTGCCCTTCCGCTACCGTCCCGTCGAACTCGGCGACCGTATCAGTAGTGTTATTTTGCAAGACCGGGTTAACACACGGCCCTTCTACTACCCATACAGGATAAATAGTCGCTGTGGACGCAATATTGACTGTCTGGACTCCTCCTGCTCCCGCTTCCCATTCTTCACCCACATTATCGCTCACAAGCCCCACAGAGCCCCAAATTTCGCCTCCTGCGTCCGCAGTAAGCAATGGCAGCACTACGGTGTTCGAATAAATCTCGTTTCCTTCGGCGTCCTCGGCGTATTCAGACCAATTTGTGTCACCGATAGTGAGGGTAATATTCCATTCTGAATAGTCTTCATGAGGAGTTGGAGGAACTTGAAGCCCCGCTGAAATCCATGCCTTGTCCACTTTAAACATGGAGCCGTCGGTTTTAATGTAGATTATTTTATAATTGTGATTGATTTTAAAGAAAGCCCCGAGCCGAGCCGATAAATCCCAATAGCTCGACGTTCTCGGCACGATTAAACCATTAATCTGTTGCTGGTAGGTCATATTGTGTTGCCGAACCATCTCCCCACCGTCTGCCTCGGAATACTCTACCGCCGTTGTACTGGGGTCGGGCCGGACCAGAAGTGTATTGTCGGCGTCTAGGTATATTTCATTGGCATCGAACGCAAGTTGTGCACCGTCGTCTCGAATAAATTTCTTGATATAGAATTTTCCGTCCATTAAGCTAATACTCCTCTCTGATTAAAAGCAATTTTACGAGAAATAATCGTCGCAAGCTCTTCCGGCGATTTATTATAGCCGTTGATCGTGATATTAATTGTCTGCCCTCCGCTAACCTCACCCGTTTCATTCATTCTAGCTAGATTATCGTAGCCAATCTCTCGCGCTGCGGCCGCCCGAATTACATACTCGCCTTTTGAGAGTGCGTAGAGATTACTGTCGCTGGTATCAGTTCCAATTCCTTCGACAATACCACCGGTATAAAGCCTAGGAAGATGAATGCCGTCAATATGGGACAAGTTGACCCCTAACCAGCCAAAAGCGCCGTTGATTAAGTCAAGAAAGCCATTCAAAATGTTAATTGGTGTATTCACAAACCCTTCGATAAATCCTAAGATTCCGTTCACTACCGACTTGAAGGCGCCTGAGACTGCTTCGCCGATAAAAGTACCTACATTCACGAATATGCTCGTAATCGTATTCCAGACTCCGACGAAAAAGTCGCCAATATGCGAGAATATTCCGGTTATGGTCTCCCAAATTCCGTTAAAGACTCCCCCAACCCACTCCGCAAATCCTCCAATCGCCTCACCAATTGCGCCAAAAACGGTCTCGACTACCGCCTTTATTTCGTCGAAATGCGTGATTAAAACAACAATAGCACCGCCTATTAAACCTATCATGGTAATAATTGGGTTCGCCATTATAAGACCGAATAGCATAGAAAGACCGTTGAATATCTTCTTGGCCGCGAATATCGCAAGAAGTGTTCCAAAAAATCCTAAGATAAAGTCGAATATCGGGGCTAGGGTTTCCCAATTATCTTGGATAAATTTAATCATGCCGCCGATTACATTTACGATGCCCGTTAAAGCACTTCCTATTCCGTTTATTGCGTTGATAATATTTTCCGGTCCAATCTCTTGAATTATGGAAACAATCGCATTGCTGATGCTCTGTTTCATAGTTGTCATTGAAGTTTCTATACCGCCGGTAGAAGTCTTAGCAAGCTCAGCCAATGAAGAAATTGAACTCGATCCATTTTTATCTAAATTTACTAATGCCGTCATCATATCTTCAGTAGATAGAGTCCCTTTTTGTAGAGCCGTATAAAAATCTCCGCCCAATGCCGCGCTAGAATATCCGAGCGACTTAGCTAGCTCATTCATAATTGGAGAAGCGACCTCCATGACTGTATTCCAGTCATCCCCGGCTGGCTTACCTCTTGATAAGATCTGCACAAACTGTTGCATTCCTCTTGAAGCCTCGTTCGTATCGCCTGTCGTAACCAACATTGCGTCAGATATAGCTAGTGCCCAATCAGCCGCCTTATCGACGTCACCTGTAAGAGTCGCCAAACGTTGAGTTCCAGAAACTACGTCAGCCAAAGAAGTCGGAATTCCAGCTACACCTTCGCGTAATTTAGAAATTGCCGACGCCGCATCGTCGGCGCCATACCCCATCATCTCCATTACTTTCGGAAATCTTTCGAGAGTGTCTACGCGATAGATTGCGTCGTCGATTTGGCCAGAGATTAAATCGGTTGCTTTTGCAAAAACTTTTTGAGTAATTCCGCTAATGATGCCAATCTTAGCAGCAAATCCGGTAGTAAATTTCTTGCCAACATTTTCGCCCTCTTTTTCACCTACATCCCCCAATTCTGAACGGATAGAAGACGTCATCCCCTTCATTGAGGGTTTTATCTGTATCCATGCGGTCCCAAGATTCGTCCCTGCCATTGCTTGCCTTTCGGTATGTTAACCGCATATTAACCGCAAGCGTGGCGTGACTAATATTGCTTTAATTATAGCACAAAAAATGATATAATTAAAATGTCTACATCAATCGGTTTCATATTTTTAAAGGGCAACTATTGCACAGCTTTTATGAAACTGACGGTGTAGACAACCAGCAATGGTTGTCCTTTTTATTAATGATTAAATGGAGAAGGCAATGAATAGAGTATTAAACGGAGCCTTTAAGGGTTGGGGTATAAGGTCTACAATAACAGGTAAATTGGTCATCCAAAGATGGCAAGAGAAACAATTTATTGATTCGACGACCGTAAAATCATACGAGATAATCGATAAAGAAGTTAAAAAATCTTCGTTAGGGAAGGCAATGGGCATGGGATTTCTTTTTGGCCTTCCAGGTGCTATAGTTGGTGCTAGCTCCAAGAAGCAAAACACGACAATTAAACTCACATGGAAAGACGGCCAAAAATCTATTATAGAGTTAGACTCGCCAACCTTTAAAATCTTTTTAAGTAATTCTCCTATGGAGTAAAAAATATAAGTATTATTATTTGCTTTTGTTCGCTTCACATAAAGAAATAGATTAGTTAAATTTCGCTAACCAACCTGACTCTTTTTTAAGCGCTGCCGTTGTTCTCGCGTCACTGGCGACAATTCTGAATGTCGTCCTGCTACGTCTACTGTTAGTGTCCACCCTCTTTACTTCGAACGAACCTTCGAACCCAAACCTTTGAAGAAAAGCCGCCTTAATTGTGGTCAGATTTTCCATCATTATATTTTGCTCGAGGTTAGCAATTTCCGGACCCTTCATAATATCTCGAAGCCCCTTTTCGTCATAATATATCCCGATTTTATGTGCCATTTTTTCTCTCCTTTATTTTATCGTCTATCTGATTGCGTTTTCTGAAAAACTCCGCCAATTCTTCTTGCTTTTCTCTGGCCTTTATTTTTTGCTCCTCTCCGAGTTTCTTCTTCGCTTTTTTAACATAATCAGGTTGAACTAATTCCGGCGGTTTCAGTTTTTTTGATCCTTTCTTTCGGTTCGAATTAATATAAGTTGTCGTCATAGTGTCAACAGCTCGCAGAATTTGCGACTGCATCTCCTTATCCCAATTCCAATCTTTAAAGGGCGAGTATTTTTTAACCATCCTAGAGTCTTCTGGCAGATTGACGAGCAACCGTGCGTATCTTCTGAAACCTAGCGTACTGACGTCTAAATTATAGAACTGTTGAAAGTCCGCTTCGATTATTTCGAAGTCTGCCACGAACGCTTCTGCGCACGGTTGCCAACTTTTGGGAGTACGTCCCCGATCTTCTCAACGATTTTAAGTAGCGATTCTTGCGAAAAATAACCTTTTTCCTCTGTAATATGCCTTTCGACATCTTGATAGATTTTCTCTCCACCAACTAACGCAAAAAGCATCATGACGAAATCAGGTAAATTGTTTGTTCTTTGCGCCTCCGCTAAGTCTTTCGCATAGTTAAAATCATCTAGTAACTGTTCGTTAACTTCGACCTCATATCCCTCCCAAAGTTCTAAAGTTTTTTTGTCAGCCATTATGCCTCCTTGTAAGATTAAACCGCCTTATAACCGGAGAGCGTGCCGTAACTAATATTATAAGCATTATACCAAAAAACCCCGCTGAAGACAAGCTAGCACGGGGTGCGATAACTCAATTGTATCACAAAAAGACCCGTAATGGAGAAACGGGTCTTTATCATAGCTCATTTATTTGCTAGGTGGAGGCGAGCTATGATTCGTCACTCGCAGCCGTCCAAAAGTCATCGTGATATACTTTTTTGCCGGTCAAAGCTTGCGAGTCGAATTTGAAAGCGGTGATGGTCACCGGGTAGGTAACCGGGTCGCTGTTGTTGTAGGTTTGGTCGCCCGAACGGTCGCTAATCTGACAATCTCCGTAGACGATTCGGTGATAGCGTGGGTTGGCGCTACCATTGTTCTGGATAGTTTCCACTACGCAGACAATATGAGGTAGCGGGTCGCCGGTCGTTCCTGACTTAATATCTCCGTCAGCGCCGATAACCACGTTCTCGTTCCCACGAGTAACCTGCAAAGCAGATTCCCGGACGGTCTCGAGAAGGTTATAGGTAACGGTTTCAGTATAGTCAGTTTGGCTAACCATCACGGTATCTTTGCCCCAAGCCTTAATAGTGTCGGTCTCTTCAGCCGTAGTGAGCGTAACGCCGTCCTCGGAAATATAACCGAGGTTCACGAACGCAGATGGAAGAGCTGTGCTAGCGTCAGTCGGGAGCGTGGTCCCAAGAGGAGCTACCCAAATACCCCCACCGGACTTTGGCAAACCAATTGTGATGTTTCCTTTATCGTTCATCATTTTATCCTCTTAAAGTTAATATTGCTCCGGTATGGCGTGAGGTAATGCTTAACACGCCATACCGGGTTTGATTAGGACTCGCTTTCGTCGCCAGCACCAGCCACTACCGCAAAGGCAGTTGGGTCGAGTACGCGGAAGCCGAATTTGAGCTCCATACGCACACAGACCTGGTTGACGTTCTGAAGGTCAGTACCAGTTCCATCCGGATCGCCGTATTCAATGACTTTCCAATCAACTGCACCAGCGAAGCCGAGGTAAAGTTGGCTCCAGTCGCCGAGGATGAGCTCGACACCTTTTTGCCCAACTTCCGGAGTGGAAGCAGCACGTTTGCCAGCAATTGTACCACCGGTCAAACCAAACACACCAAGACCTGGGTATTTCTTTTCATTACCCTCAGTAATGGTAGCGAGTTTAGCAGCTGTCGCAGGAGCAATAGCTACACCGGTAATGTCTTGGCCATTAAGAGCGGCAACAGCCGTTCCAAAGTCAGCATCAGCGGCTTGAGCAGTCGTACCAGTAGATGGAACTGCAATGCTAGAACCAGCCTTAGTTAGATAGTCGCTCAAGTTAGTGTCAAGAACACCAGTATTTGGGTCAAGACCATGAAGCACGACCGTATCAATATCGCGAGGAAGGCTCTTGCGGGTCCAGTCAGAAACTAAGCGCGAAATGAAGTTGCCTTGCCTTTCGCGGTCCCACATCATAAATTCATCGGTCACTCTTTGTGAATAAACCAATTTAACCGTAGTGAAAGGTTTAGGAACTACTTGTCGTCCATTGTCCGGTTTCGCTCCGCCTTCGTGAACTAAAGCACCTTTAGCACGACCGTTCATTACTAATGGAATATTCTGTCCAACGTTAATAGAAGGGGTCTCGTCGATGAGGGATAACACCGCACCGCGAGCTTCTCCAGCCGTAAACATTTTGTCGATTGCGGTAGAGATATCAAGAGAATGCAGATCAGTTACTGCCATAATAAATCTCCTTAAAAAGTTAAGTTAGTATTAGATTTCGACCTTAATGCCGGTCTTTTCTTGCAACTCACTTACCTTAGGAACTTGAACTGATTTTTCGAGTGGGGCTGACCCATTACTCCCGAAACTATTCTTTAAGACATCCGCTTTAGCGCGCATATCGTCTTCGTCGCCGTCACCGAGGAATTGTTCGGTCTCCGGTTTAAAACCATACTCAGCGGCAATGGTTTTTCGACGTAAAGCCGTATCAAGTTGATGGATTTTGGACTCATACTCGTCTGATTTTGCTTTGTAGTCCGATTCGAATTTTGCCTTAATTTCCGATTCAAGTTTTTCGGTTAGATTCTTACGAATGTCGCCCTCTGCCTCTTCTCGTACTTTTTCGAGCTCTCGCTCTTTCAGCTCGTTCAGTTTCTTCCTTACAATTTCACCAGACCTTTCACGGAAGTAGTTCTCGACATCATCATGTGCGTCAACATACTCACCGCTGTCGTCCTTTTTGTAAAAAGTTGCTGTCATCCTTTTTTGTACCTCCGTAAAAGTTTAAACGTTAACTTTATTATAACACTTTTCCACAGAATTTTCCACAGCTTTTTCCACAGAGTTTTCCACAATCTAAATCATGTTCTGTTGATTCGTCGCCGACGCGATCACTTGGTCTATTTCTTGGCTAGTTAAGCCAAGATTTCGCCATAACGTACGAGATTTAACGATATCCGGCACGTTCGCCGCCATCTTTTGAATAGCATCTCCAAACTTCGAAACGTCTTGTCGATACACCGACAAGAACACCGGTTTTATCCCAGCAATTTTTTCCAATAAGTTTTCATCGAGTCTCGTTAAATTGTTTTCGTACATATAGAGAGTAATTGCGAAATATTTCAACTCTTCGCCGAGTTCAGTTTGCCAGCTTAAAATATCATCTCTGAGGTCGTCATTAATAATCTCCAGTGCTTCGGTAGACTGCGGAGCATCGTTGCTAATCCCTAGATTTACCAGGCTGAGCTTGGTGTCTGAACAGAAATTCCGCGCTGAGACTAAAATCGTATCCGAGAATGGCGTCATGGCATGTTGTGCGAATTCCCCAATGCGTGGGATTTCGCCGTTTTCGTTGGTTCCGAGCTTCAGGATATCGCCGGTCTGGCTTTCGACCTTCTCTACCGCCGTCTCACTGTCGGCGCCAAGAATAACATCGACTTTAACGTTATAATGGTATGCCGCAATCATAGCCTGCCGAATCGTCCTTGATGCGTCTTCAATCGAGCTTCTAGCAGCCTTCGTGAGTACACTTTGCCCAAATGGCCGCTTCGTAGTAGCTTTATGCGTCAAAAGCCCCATTAACGGACGGTTAGTCGTGTTTCGGGCGATAGTTATCTTCTCTTCGCCCTTTTCTCTATCATATTCGTGCGCAATTGTCCTGTCTGATAAATATTCCACAAACACGTCCGGACGTTCTTTGCCGGAATCTTTACGCGAATAAGTATTACGAAAAACCGCTATCCCTCGGCTGAGGTTTTGATCGTGCCAGCTATAAAGCCCGGTCGCCTCCTCAGCCGTAAAAGGAAAGACTCTATCACCGTTTAAAGCTAAGAAACCGCAACCGCAGACCAATATATCGTCTTTAATTTTATTAAACGCCTCTACGACCTTATATTTCTCGAATAATTCGTTTAGACCCAGCACATCGTTCTCGAACCGGTCGAACTTGGTCTTATTCGAACGAATTTCTACCGCCATCCTACCCCACCCAATCTGCTGTTTAGGTATAAGCTGGGCCATCTTGCCTTTAGAATAATCCTTATAATCATAGTCCCCGAAGTAATAACTATATTTTGTCCCCGAGCATTCTAATTTCTTTTTTATCTCTGCCCAATCCATCATCTAACTCCTCTCATCACCGAAGTGCTTACTTTTCCCGAAACCGACCCGAGCCCGAGTAATTTAAGCTCTTTGTCTTTAAAATAAATCGTCGAAGTCACGTTTCCGCTAAAACTCATCGACTCGGAATACGGCGAAGCGCTTTGACTCCATTGACTCGCATCCGGCATCATGTCCACCGGCGAAGCCATCTCGCGTTGTACCGCCGAAATTACGACCAACCGTACGTTCGCACCGTACACTCCCGTTGGGTCTGCCTTAATCATATCGTCGAGATCTTTGCCGTTGTTAAAGGCAATCTGTCGTAGGTAATTGCTCGCCTGAAGTAGCAGAGCCTCCGCTCTAACCTTGTCGCTGTTGATATTGAGAGGTTTCCAAGATGCCTCGAGGTCTGAAACTTGAGCTAGGCTAGTTTGACTTAGTTTTTGCGTTGCCATTCTTTTTCGCTCCTTTCTTTACCGGTTTTTTACCCGTTTTTACGGATTTCTCCGTTTTCGTTAAAACGGGTTCTTCCTCCTTAGTTTTCTCAATTTCGTATTCAACCTTCGGCTCTCCGACTATGATATCCTCGTCTTTTACCTCTTCGAATATCTCCTTAGAATATAAGGTCCCCTCCATCACTTCGTGAATTCTACCAGTTAGTTTATTGCGAATTTTCATCTTAGCTCCTTTCTTTTTATTACAATGCTATTATTCGCTCCGCAATCGCGTATCTATTCCATCGCGTCGGTGTATTGCCGTCCATCTGCGGCACTGCCATACCTACGACGTGATAATCATGCCCCTCATAGCTCACAAAAGAGCCTGTGACATCGTGTTCGTCGATTTTCGGTAAATGTATCAATATCTGCGGCCGCGAAGCGTTTGGACTGCCATTATTCGAGATTAAGCAGTCTTCTATAGTAAAAGTCTTTAATCCACTCGGCGTTGGATAGTTTTTAAAAGTAACGCTGGTCCCAATCATGTTCTAGCCTTTCTATAATTAATAATCATTTTATTCTCCATGCTTCCGGGTTTTCATATCTATTCGGAACATGACCCTTATATTTTCCGCTTCGATCACCATATCCGCTCAGAATAAAAGAACAATTACAACCTCTATGATGCCTAAACGCTTCATAATCTGGGTCAATATATGTACCGGCCAAAGATACACACCACGGGCACGTTTCTCCATTTATCTTTCGAGTCAAAACCGGATGCTGGTCTAACGATCTTGCGTTTCTAAACGCTACTATCTGTGCATCGCTCATCACTGTATAGTAAAACTCAGTAGTTAATGATGTGTTTGATCTTGTTAGATTATAGTTTTGAATTATTTTTTCCGAGAGTCTTTCCACTTGTTCATCGGGGTCGTCATATCCTAGGCTCTTGATAGCAGTGCTATTCAATAGCTCGCTGTTCATTTCGAACATCCTCATATAAAATTCATCGCCAGTTAATTTGAAAAGTCTCTGTAAATATTTCTTTTTTTTGTCTTTTGTCCAGTTTTGCTTCATAATATAATCAACAACCGACCTAGCTTTTTCACCAACCGCTTCTGCTACTACTCCAAATTCCATCGCATTACCTCCGCACCCACTTGGCCTATTAAATTATTTACTATTTGATTCTGTTCATCTGTTGGCTCATCAAAAATAGCATCCGGAAGTGCTTTCAATCTTTCAATTTCTTCCGACGCTTTAGCCACAGACCAATTGTCAGTATCAGAAAGCCTGACTCCTTTTTGTCCGGCCAAATCTGCAAGATAGTCACGCTGGTTTTCGGTCATTAAGCCTCCGCTTTGCTGTTAACCGCATATTAACCGCAAGCGTGGCGTGACTAATATTGCTTTAATTATATCACATCTTAATAATTATGTTTAGGACATTAATGTCCTAAACATAATCTATCCGGACATTATCCGGACAAACTCACCTCTATTAAATAAGCTCTATCGGACAATATCCGGACAACTTTATAAAAACTCCCCGAAATTATAAAGTGCTTTGAATTCCTAACTCCAGGAATTCAAAATATGAGGATTCAATTCATTACATGTAGAAAAAACCGAACAAAACCGCCCAAAAACCCGCATTTTGCCTGCTTTTGTTCGGTTTCCCCGCCATCCCGTTTTTTTCCTCGTGTGTAAAAAGTCCCA